TATGGACTGAAAAATATAGACCAAAGTTTTTGCACCAAATAAAAGGTCAAGAACATTTTGTTATGGATGCGGAGAATTGGATAGAACTACAAAATATGCCTAATGTATTATTTTATGGAGTAAGCGGAACAGGAAAAACTGCTTCCGGATTAGCCCTTACAAGAAGTATATTAGGAGAAGACGCATTAGATAATTTCTTTGAGATTAATGCTTCTGATGATAGAAAGTTAGAAACAGTTAGAACTAAAATAAAGGAGATTGCCCAAAGTGGTAAATTAGGTGATGTGCCATTTAGAATAATTCTGTTAGATGAAATGGATGGAATGACTACTGATGCACAAAACGCTTTGAAAAGAATAATGGAGAGATATGCAAACAATGTTAGATTTATTATTACTTGTAATGATAGAAGTAAGATTATTTTCGCTCTACAAAGTAGATGTGCAAACTATCATTTCAAACCGTTATCACATGGGGCAATCTTAGATGTTCTCAATGATATTTTATCTAAAGAGAATCTTACAGGTAGGTTCACTGAAACAGAAATGTTAGCCTTTATTAAGGCATATGAGGGTGATTTAAGGAGGACAATAACCGAACTCCAAGCGTGTATTGCCTCCAATAAATCGTTAGCAACTCAAGTGCAATCGGGATTAAAAGAATATGAAAATGTGATAAATGAAATATTGAATAAAAATACGAATGTCTTAACCCAACTACACAATCTTCTTTATGATGGTAAAACCATCAAAGATATTTGTTTGGGCTTACATGATGTAGTATTAAATTCTGAATTAGATAACAATACGAAATACAAACTATTACGAGTGATAGGTGAAAGTGAATGGCGTTCCTCTACTATGACACCGAGAGTTCTTCTCTCATGGATGGTAGGGCAAATAATATGAAAAAAAAGGAAGTGAAAAAATGGATGAAAAAATAAAAGCCGAAGTAGAACAAGGAGCAAATCTTTTGGGTCTTAGCATGGAAGATGCTATGGCTAAATATGAAAGTATTTGTGGAGAAACAGGAATAGACTTGTCAAGCCCTATTGGTTTGGCACAATGGAGAAGTTATGTTGCGAATGCAAGAAGACAAAATTCTTCTAACAGAAGTGGTAATGACTCTCTATCAAAAAAGGCGTTTGGTTTCTTTATTTCCTTAGAACCTCCAAGAGATACTATGGCATGGAATAGAAATAAGGCAAAAGAAGAATATGGAAGAAATGCTGATTCAGCATTAGAAGCAGGTATTATCGCTACTGCTGAACAAACTAATGATGGTTCTTGGAAAGTTCTAAGAGTTCACAAAGGCGAATATCAAGAAAGAATTGTAAAAACTTTACCGGAAGGCGCAGAAGAGATTGATGGAAATACTATCATTCCTTTAGATGCTACACAAACTTACGCTAATGGCGGAGTAAATAGAAACTATGGAAAGCCTCTTCCTCTAAACGAATATAGAAGAACAGGAATATTCTATGGAATGGTTGGTGATGATACAGAAATGAAATCTTACAATTTCTCCTATAAGAAGAAAGGTTGTATTGATTTTGCACCTAATTGTTTTGAGTTCTTACATATGTCGGTAATTAAAAACGAAAACGGTGAAGATATTTACGGCTATACTAATGTCACTCTTGACAGTTTAGTTATGAATAGTTCTCTAAATCCGGATAGCGAAGATTATAGAGATATGAATAATTTTAACTTTGTAGAAGTTCTTACTGAAAATTACAACCATAAAATTACAGAATTAGTAGACATTGATAGGCAACATACTAACAATGCAATGCTTCCTGTAAAAGATAGGTATGTAATTACAGACGGAACAGTTTGTAATATGAATATGACTCCTTACGGTAATGGTAATAGAGTAATTAATATTACAGATTTGAATGCAGAGTTTGACTATGAAAACGGTAGTAATATGACAACCTGTTGGACTCCGGAACATATCAATATTGATTTTGGTATTGGTAGTAATATTATTGTTATCGGTAGGACTTCTCAAAGACAAACAGAAGAAGGAGTAGAGCCTACTACTATAAATGTCTCCGGACTACTTGTAGTAGAAAGAGTAGGTTCTCCTGTAGAAATAGAGATTGAAGAAACTGATGATGATTGGTTTAGTTGATACTCCAAAGGCTTTGTTGTAGTCTTCTATCGCAAGTGTAAGCATAAACTTGTGGGGGAAAAATAGATGCTCAAAAGGGTGCGAAGCCCGTCAATTTAGAGGAAATAAAATGTTGTTAAATAAAAGATATATAATGAAAAAAGGCAGTTATATTGCTGATATTGCAAATGCTGACTTTATTACAATGAGGCAAAGTGACAATGGCATTATGCTAAAGTTGCACTTTAATTCAAAAGAAATTAGATATGAATGTGAATATCATATCGCAGAAAACATTCTACAGTTATGGACTGAGTATAAAGGAGAAACTGTAGATTTTGGAGAAATTAATTTATTAGGTGATAAAAATGAGTATTATTAATAGTAGTATGAAAAATGTAGAAGCAGATATAGAAAAGCAGAAGAAAACTATTTTTGGTAAAAAGCAAGAAGAGTTTAATTCTTCATTCGCTGACTATATGAAAAAGAAAAGAGAGGCAAAAAGTTCCCGAATGGTTTTGGGTATTTGGGGAGAGCCTAAGTGTGGAAAGACAGGCATTGCTTTAGATTTCCCCGATAGAAATATTTGTGTTTTAGATTGGGATAGAGGCGTAGATTCTACATGGAGAGAGTGGCATGATGCTTCTGAAAGAATAGATGTTTATTGCCCTATAGAAATGAATAAAGATAATATTGTAGATATTGATAAGAGCGATGATAATTCACATGCTTTTGTTAGATATGTTAGAGATAAAATAGAAGCAGGAGAAAAACCTATTTTTGTTTTTGATGGTGTAGATTCTTGGTTCAAGGCTTGTTTGTTAAAGGTAAATCCAAATCCAAGAGTTGTGACAAAAGTAATGCCTTATCAATACGGTGCAAGAAATAATATTTTCTACCACTTGCTTGAAACTATTTATAGATTAGATTGTGATGTAATTTATATTACTCACGAAACAGAAAAGTATCTTGATAATGCTCCTGTTGGAATGATGCCCGATTGGAAAGATTGGGGAGGAAAATTAGAACAAGAAATACACTGCTCAAGAAAAAGAGTAAAGGGCGAAATGCACTTTATCGCTGAATTAATTGGTAGTAGAACTAATGGAAATTTAGTAGGTAAGTCTTGGACTATCAGAGAAGGAAACCCACCTAATATTGTATGGAATGGAATAGAAGAATTGAGAGAGGGTAATATATGAAATTTGAAATAGATGCAAAAGAATTTAGAAATGCGCTAACAGATATACAAGGAAAGGGCAAATATGGATTAACTAGTTCAAATCTTAATGATTTAGTTTCTTGCTACTTAACTGAAAATACATTAGAATTATGGAATGCAAATACTACTCTTAGCCTAAATATTAATCTACAAGTAAATACTTTAGAAGAAGGCAATTTTGTTTTTGATGCGAAAGAACTACTGCCGTTCCTAAAGAAGTTTAATGAAACAATTACAGTAGAAGGAAAAGATGTTCTAAACATTACTAATGAAGAACAAAGCGTCACATTACCAAGAATACTAAATCATCCGAATGAAAATTCTATTAGTAGATTAAAAGGAATGTTAAATCACATTTCATTTGAAATCCCTAATGAATTATTTTTATTTGGTAATGGTAAATTCGAAGGAGCATTTACTCTACATTCTGATTTATTTAGAGAAACAATAGATATGTGCGAGTTAGTAAAAAGTGGAGTCTATAAATTAGATTATACAGTTGAAGGATTAACCATGAGTTCGGAGAATACTCCGACAAATAAATACAGTAGAGAACTACCTATCGAAAATAATATAGGAGAACCCGCTACAGTAGAGTGGTCTTCTCCCCTACATAAATTCTTTAACGGAATAATTAACTTCTATGTAAAGGATGAATTTCCTTTGCTATTAGTAGGAGAAGATAGAAAATTAATATGTGCGCCACATACAAGGTGATGTAATGATAATTGATGTAATGAATGACAATATAAATATATTTTTATCTTGGAGAGAAGGGGAGCAAAAGAGAACAGAAATCAAACCTTTTCGCCCCTATTTTTTTGTAGATGATGCACATAAAGAAATTACATCTTACAATGTCTCTAAATATATAAAAAGAGATTTTGAATATGAAAGTGGAGAATGGTATTCTTTAGAAGGAGTCAAACTAAAGAAAGTTTATGTCGAAGAGTGTCAAGATATTAAAAAGGCCAAAGATAGATTTATGCAAACTTGGGAAGCAGATGTTCCTTATCATCGAAGATATGCAGTAGATAATTTGCAAGAATTACCCGAATATAAAATGCGTAAATGGTATTGGGATATGGAATGGCAACAAGGTGGAGAATACCATGATTGTATTACTACTATTGTAATGTATGATAATTATGATAAGAAATACTATCAATGGGTATGGTTTCCTAACCATGATAAAATAACCGCTATCTTTAATACAAAGACTACAACTTTATTCAACCGGTATTTATTTACTTCCGAAAAGGAAATGCTTCAACATTTCATGACAACTATGACTATAAAAGACCCCGATATGCTAATTGCTTGGTTTGGATTACAATTCGACTTACCTAAATTATTAGAAAGATGTTGTGCGTTAAATCTTAACCCTTTGATATTGTCACCGATTAAAAAAGTGGCAGATATTAGAACAACTAAGGATGGTTTCGAGTTTAGAAATAAAGACGGCTTCTCTCCAATCTCTCAACCGATTGGTGGAAGATTATGTCTGAATTTAGATTTGGCATTCGAAAGACAGTGGAATGATTCACAAAGAGGAACTCTGCCCTCTCTTAGTTTAGACTATATTTCAGAAAGTATTCTTGGTAAGAATAAATTAGTATCAGAAAAATTTCCCGATAAGAATGAGTTCTTTAGAAGGGCTTGGTTAGAAGATACAGAAACTTATCTTGAATATGCTTTGATAGATGTAGAACTAATGGTGGAAATTGATGAAACTAATTTTTGTAGCGAGGCTATTATTGCCCTACAAAGATTACTAAGTGCGCCATTTGATTCTTGTTTTTATGCAAGTCATATGGCAAGTATTTACTTTATGAGAAATGCTTGGTGGAAAGCCCCAACAGGAATCAGACCCAAGAATAAAATATGTTCTTGTGGTTATGTTAATGATAGAAAGGCCAAAGAATGTTCTGCCTGTAAAGAAAGTTTAACCTATCAAGGAGCAATGGTCTACAATCCATTAAGTGAAAATACTAACGGACTTCATTTAGGAGTTGCCGCATTTGACTTTGCTGGCCTGTATCCTTCAATGATATTGGCTCGTAATATCTCTTTTGAAACTATCAGCGAAAACCCCACTGCTTTTGGTGCTAATTTAGCAACTCCTAAAGATTTCAGTAAGAGCGATAAGGAAGACATGGTATATTTCAAAACGGATAAATTAGGGCTATTACCTAAAGCAGTTTTAGAATTGAAAGAATTGCGAAATGAGTATAAGCGTCTAATGAAAGAAGCAAGATTAAGCGGAAGTGATGAATACCAAAAGTGGCATAATAATCAAATGGCGGTCAAAAGATTAATGGCTTCTTTTTACGGAGTTTTGGCTTTTGCCGGTTTTGGTTGGTCTAATGTAAAATTAGCAGAAAGTATTACTGCAAGTGCAAGAGAAGCAATTAGAAGTGCCGCATTTAAGGCAAAGGAGATGGAAGTATGACATTTCAGAATTTAGAAGAAATAGGAGAACATATTTCAAATGAAGAACTGTTTAACTATATTATCAAAACTACTCAATCTATAGAGGGAGTATCCTTTGACGAAAAAACTTGGTGGTGGAATGATGAAGATGACCCATCTCCTGTAAAAATTAATTTGCATTGCGCCCAAGATGCAATCACATTTATCACTGATTATGTAGAAGCAAATGAAGGAACTGAAATAGAGATTAAATTCATAATAGATACTATATTTGTCGAACTACAAACTATGGATAAGTTTTACAGTATTTATTACGAATTTAGAAACGATGCTCATGTTGAGATTTTTACTATGGTTCTATGGGTAATTGCTAAATCGTTAGGATATGGTGAGGAAGTATGAAATTAGAAACAGTGCAAATATTTTATGTTTTATTATGTATAATAGTTCTTATCTATACACAGTTTATTTCTAAGTTTATAGAAAAAGAATATTCTAATTTAGAATACAAACAGAAAATATTTATGTTTTTTGCACTTAGTATTATTGCTCCAATACTACTATTTTTTGATATTATGGGGGATGAAAATTAATGTTAAAAACAGAAGTAGTGGTAGAAGTATTTCATGAAGATATGGAAACTTTAGAAATAACTATGCAAGAAGTTAGAGAAATTGTAGAATATATGACTAATATAAAGCGCAGATTCGTAATTAATGTTGGTGAAACAGAATGATGATGGATAAGACCAATGAATTATTAGAGGAATTGCTGGCTATGATAGCAAAATCAAATAAGATATTGATGATGGTAAATATCGTGAACATAGCAACCATTTTAACAATAGTGACGGTGATAATATGAATGAAATAGAAAATTTAGAAGATACAGTTAATAGCCTAAAACGAAGAGTAGAATACTTAGAACAAGAGTTAGAAGATTTATCTTCTTACTATGTTTTAGCAAAAGCAGTTTGCGAACTACAAGATGAATTAAGAAAACTTCATCCGGAAATATCTTTTATGAATCAACTATATGCCCCTACTAAGGTGGGAATGAAATGAAAGAAAATAGAATATATTATACAAAGGGAGTATTTTTTAACAGGATTGTAAAGGTCTTAAGAGATGCAGAATTAACTGTAGGGGAAATTTCAGACAAATTAAAAGAACAAAAATCTGCATTAGGAAGACCGCATAGAAGACACCCTACTACATCACAAATAACCCAAACGCTAACTAAATACCCACATTTTGAAAAGTCAGAATTTGGTAATTTTGGAGTAAGTGGTTTAGGGTATTCTACCAAAGTAGGTAAATGGAAACTTAGTAAGTTAGGTGAGGAAGAATGAAAGTAGTCTACGGCCATACAGATTCAATCTATGTTCAAATAGATTCTATAGAGAAAGCCAAAAAAGCCGTAATAGAAATAAACGACCATGTTAGGGAATCTTTTCCTAATCTGTTAAATTTGCCGGAGCATCCTGTAGTTTTAGAATTTGAAAAATACTTTTCTTCTTTAGGTGTAGGGGCTACTAAGAACAGAAATGCAGGATTGATTTCTTGGAAAGACGGTTATGTTTTAGATGAGCCGGAATTTGTTATGACCGGCTTTACTGCAAAAAGAATTTCTGAAACTCCTTTGGCTAAGAGAATACAAATGTCTGTTTTACAAAGATGGCTAAATGGAGAGTCCAAACAAGAGATTAATTCTTGGTTAAATGAAGAATATAATTCAATAATAAATGGCGATTTTTCGCTTTTGGATATAATTAAAAGAAGCCGACTCAAAGAAAATAGATTTTCCTTAAAGTGTGGCTCTTGTAATAAAAAATACAATGTTCAAGAGTGCTATTCTATAGAATATTGCGAAAAGTGCGGTAAAGATAAGGAAAATTTCCTAACTATTGATGGTAAGAGGCCGATTTTTGGTGAGGGAATAGCAGGGATTCTTTATGGAAGGGAAAAACTGAACATGGAATATGATGATTCGTATTTATTTGTTAAAGTAAAGTCAAATGATACTTATACTCATCCCTTGACGGGTGAAAATAAGCAAGTTGAATATTTTGCAGGAACTACATACGAGGATTTTAAAGATATTACTCCTAATTTAGAGCATTATGCTAAGGTGATTCTTAAAAAGGCAGAACCTATCTATAAGGCTATGAATTGGGATACTGATTCTATCAGAACAGGTAGAATGCAAACAACATTTGAGGATTGGTGGTAAAATGACATATGAAGAAGAAATAGAACAAATGGATGAATATACATATCAGTGGTTGCCGGAAAATTATGATAATGAAAATGAGCCTATTTTGAAGATAACTAAATCTTCAATGATGAGCCATCTTTGGTGTCCTAAGAAATATCAGTTTGGATATATTGATAGATTACCTCAAGACCAAACAGAAGCCATGAGAAAAGGAACCTATGTGCATAATGCAAGAGAGGCTTTCTTTAACGATTTTGATATTAAGAAGGCAGAAGAAATGTCGCATAATGAATTGTTAGATTATTGCACAGGGCTTTTTCCTGTAGATGAATACTTTGATGATTATATTGCGATTGCTTCTTTTGAAGCAAATAGATTTTCTCAATCTAAACTTGAAGGAAAATTAGAAGATTATTTACCTCCTTGTAATGAAGGAAAGTTCGATTGTGAAGTTTATATTGCAAGAAATACTGACCCTAAATATCCTCTAAGTAGAGGGTATAAAGTTCATTTACAAGGAATTATAGATAGAGTATTTCAAGAAGATGGTTCTTACATTCCTATGGAATTAAAGACCGGAAAGTGGAGTGATAGCAAAGTATCCTCTATGAGAAAAGAAATGGCTTTCTATAAAATTCTAATAGAGAATTGTAGTGATGCAGTATTAAGACAAGCAGGATTAGAACCAAATGTTCCGGTCACTCATTGGTCTTGGTATTATCCTACATCAAATTATATTTATGTAGAAGAAGTAAAGAAATCTTCAACTACATCTGTAATGAAAAGTATTGCAAGATTAATTCACGCTTATGAGCAGAAGAATTTTCCTGCAAAGTTTTTCTACAGAACTTGCGCTCACTGTAGTTATTTCGGAATTTGTGAATCAGCGCAAGAAGATACATGGGTGTGATTAAATGAAATGTAGTATATGTGAAAAAGAAATAGAGAAGAAATATCATAATGGCGAAATGTATTGGGATAAGGGCCATAATGCTGAACCCATTAATAATGGTAGGTGTTGCGATAAATGTAATGAAAATGTTGTTATTCCTACAAGAATAGGAATGCACATTAACCGTAGAAATTTTGAGAGGGAACATCAATGAACGATTTAATTAAACAAAAAGTATTATCGAGAAATTGGTCTTTTAATGAAATATCTAATCTTAAGAATACTATTGAAAAACTTTCAAGTGAATTATATTCAGAAATGAAACTACAAGAAAGATTCGATATATTAAGAGAACTTAGAATTAGAGAAGACTATGTAGGTTTTACATTTGAAGATATTATGCGACAAGCAGTAATGGCTTCTCTACAAGGAGAAGTAGCAGGAACTATAAAAGATATGTTGAATAATGCAACAATAAAATTTGGTGGTGATAATAATGAAGTTTCCGAGAGAAGTTTGGGCAGGGAGTCACATAAAGAACGCTCCGCAGATGAAGAGAAAGATAGTCAAGACGAAGAGTGAATATACTGCGTTTGTAAAGTCGCAGAATAATAGAACTAATGTCTACACTACTGTTTATGATTTCGATAAATTTAGTGAAATGGCAAAAATTGATTCGAGCGTTATTCTAGATAGAATCTTTTTAGATTTTGATGCTCACGGAGACAAGTTAGATAATGCCTTTGAAGATTTAAAAATGGTTTTAGAATTTGTAATAACAAATGATATAGAGCATTCTTGTTATTTTTCCGGAAGAGGATTTCATCTATTTTTATATGGTGAAGTGACTAACGACATTAGAAATATTCAAGAATATTTTAGAGTTATTAAAAAATATCTAAAAAAGAATACTGCTTACGAGATTACTCTAGATGATAGAGTAGGGCAATCCACAAGATTAAGAAGAGTTCCTAATACTGTTAATATGTCGAGTAGAAATGAAAAGGGAATACCTCTTTATTGTATCCCTATCTTCTATGAAGATTTGGCGAGAGGTTTAGACCATATTTTAAAATTAGCAGAAAAACCTCGCTTAATTCCTAAAAGAAAAACCGGCTCTAATAAAATAGTTTGGCCTATAGCCAAACCTTTAGATTCAGTTAAAGGAGAAGTTTCTCCTGTAATTTTTGAAGGAAGGTTGCCTTTATTGCCTTGTTTGCATAGTGCGATTATGGTAGAGAATCCAAGCCATATGGCGAGAGCGTATCTTGTATCATGGTATAGAGATTTATTATCGGGTTGTAGAAAGGGCTTAACTAATGAACAAAAAGAAGATATTTTAGAAAAGGTAGTAGATGAAATTAAATGGATTGCTACTACGCATGATGAAGTGTGGCTTGATTGGGATGAAGGCGAAACAAGAAAACACGCTCGCTTTACAGTATTTGGGGAATACTCCACGCCCCACTGTAAAACCAAACTTATACCCGAAGGGTATTGTATTGGTAAATGTTGGAGATACCCCGAAGAAATTAATAAGGAGGAATAAGATGGAACAATTAACATTAGACAGTTTTGGATTAACAATGGAAGGACAAACTAAGTTGAGTGATTTTTATGTTAGTGATAGACAGTAGAGAAAAGAAAGGTTCTCTACTTGTAGATTTGGTAGAAGAAAAAGCCAAGTCTATGAATATCAAGACAGAAAAAAGGTGGCTCGAAATCGGAGATTATGTTTTCGATGATGTTTGTTTTGAAGCGAAGTCTGTAGTTGACTTTATTGGTTCAGTTATGAATAAAAGAATATGGACTCAAATAGATAATATGGATAGGCATTATAATCATAATATTGTTATTATCTATGGCTCTCTTACCGAAGGTATTAATAACATAATGGAGAATAGCAAATCTAAGTTGCCACCGGCTTCAAGGTCGGTTATGCTAAACAATAAGTTTCTTGGAGGATTAGGGAGAATAACCTTAGATACAGACTGTAGAGCATTTTGGGTTCCTACAGAAAGAGAAGCGGCAAAAATAATAACAGCGATTTGCAAAATGAAACCAATAGAAAGAGAAGTAATAAGACCGGAATTATTCAAAAGAATTACTACAGACGATTTAAGATTAGATTTGCTATCGAGCATTAAAGGCTTATCAGTTAAGAAGGCTAAAGAACTCCTAAAGGAGTTTGGTTCAATTATGGAAATAGGTGAACAAACAGTTGACGAACTGAAACAAATAGATGGTATCGGAACTACCATTGCCGAAAGAATATTAAAAGTTCTGAACAATGAAAATAAGGTGAAAATATGAATGAAGATATAAATATAGATGAGTTAGCAGAACTTGTAGATATTCCCGAAGAATATCATGGTCTTGCTTTAGAAGAAAGAATGCCCTCTTTAGTAGAAGATTGGAGTAAAGCAGTAGCAAGTGTTTCAAAGAAAAATGAAATACCTGCCACTGCATCCTTCTTTGTTATTTTAGGACAAATAGTAAAAGACTTTGTAAGAATACCAAGAGGAGAAAATACAGAAGATAGTAGAATACACTTCTGTTGGATGCAAACTTCCGGTAGTGGAAAAAGCACCCTATGGAATTTTACAGGAAAAGTAAATGAAGAAATTAATGAGAAGATTAATCTTTTCGAAGGAACTAACATTATTGAAGAACCTAATGTCTATATCCCACATAGATATGATTTGTTCGATATTATTGACTATACAGATGCGGCACTTATTGGCTTTTATGAAAAAATAGATAATCCTGAATTAGAAGAATATAGGGCATTATCTCATGAAGATAGGCAAGATACTGAACAGCCGGAAAAATATATTTTCGAAAGAAGGTCGGGTGCATTAGAAGGAAATGGTTTAGCGCATTGGGATGAATTTGAGTATTCCGGCATATTTAAGCAAAGCCAACATAAAGAAAATTCTGTAGTATATATGAATACTTTCATGAATACTTTAGAAGGAGATGCTTGGATAATTACTAAGAAATTAAAAGAAGGGCAGATTATGGAATGTCAATGTCAAAGGTCTGTTTGGGCTACAACTTACATTCCTCGCCATTTACAAAAAGTAATCACTACAAATGGTGTATTACAAAGAATGCTAATATTTGTTAGAGAAGTTCCCGAAGATGAAATTGATGAAATGAATTTAGAAACTATTGCTCTTTCCGGTAAAAGAATTAAAACAGAAAAAGATATTTCTAAATTCTCTAATGCTCTATTTAGATTATACACTGATGTAAAGGCAGAATTTATTCAGAATGGTTCTGACCCATTCGAAACTATACAATACAGTGCGGGTTTTGCAGAAGCATTAGTAAATGAATACAAAAAGATGCGGGATTATATTCAATCCTGCCATCCCGAAATAAGAAAGGTAGTTAGAACTTTTATTACGAGAATGAATGTTCAATTGTTGAAACTTTCAGTCTTATGTTGTATTGCTAACAGTCCTAAAGTAAAAGACCCTAAGAAAAAATTCTTAGTGACCCCTACTCATGTCAGACAGGCATATATTTTAACCCAACAATGTTATATCACATTGGTAGAGTGGCTTGAACAGAGCCTAAAGGTGCATAACTCGGTATTGGTTCAAAACAAATCAAGTATTTTCGTAGAGAAATATCAAGAAATGATTGATGATGGAGAGGGAGAAAATGGCTACATCAGCAAACCTAAACTTCTTGAAAAAGTTCAAAACGCAGGAATCTCAAGAGCGCAATGTTATAGAGATTGGAAAATTGTTGAAAGTAGATTTGATTTGGATACCAAAGGAAGGTCAGTCTTTGTAAGGCTTAAAGGAGATGAAAAGAAATGATATGGGAAAACCACTTTTTAGTGTTTGATGTGACTAAGGGGCCAAAAGTCATAATAGAAGCATTGAATACTTATGGAGAAGAAGGTTGGGAATGTGCATCCATGATAGCAGTAGCAAATACTAATATTGTGGCGTTCTTAAAAAGAAGAACAGACATTACCGATGAGAAACCAAAAGATGAAGAAGCAGACAAACTCGCTAAATTGTGGGGAAGTCCTTCCGGAAAAAAGGAGTGAGGCCAATGTCAGTATTAGCCATTGATTTAGAAACTAAGAATATGTCATATGAGATTGGTGGATTTGCCAATACACATATGTTTCAAGTTTCTACTGTGGCTACATGGGATGGAAGTAGCGGAACTATCTATGCAGATGTTCCTTTAGATTTTACTAAATCTGATGTAGTAATAAAACCACTATCCCAATTAAAATATGATTTGGATGAACATTTTCAGAAAGGTGGTAAATTATTAGGACATAACATTGCCGCTTTTGATTTGCCTGTTTTGAGAGATGCTATGGATATATATTGCATTAAGAAATATCTTAAAGAAGAACAATACATTGATACTAGTAAATTATTAGTAAAGGAGCATGGTGAAAGATTTCAACTTAAAAATTTAGTTAAGTGTTCTCTTTCAGATTCTAAACTTATGGAAAGTGCCGATGCTCCTAAACTTTGGAAAGCAGGGAATCATAAAGAAGTAGTAGAATATTGTTTAAAAGATACACAATTAGTTTATGACCTGTGGAAATACGGTCAAGAAAATAATTTTGTGAAAGCATTTTCAGTTGAAAAAGAAAAATATGTAGAGTTAGGAGTTGATTGGTAATGACAACAATGGAATGGTTGGGGCTAATCCTCTTCTTAATAATCGTGACACTATTATTCTTTGCGGCATTTGGTGGTTCTAAACTACAAGATTCAACCGTAGAAGAATATCTTTCACGATTAATGAAGGAAGAGGGAAAGCGTGGGCCTTAAGAAAAAATGTGTTTATTGTTCTTCTCAAACAATTGCGAGAAGATTAATGGGATATTATCTTGGGTCTAATGACAAAAGAGAATTATGGGAATGTAGAAACTGCTTCGGCATTTGGTCTGAACAAACAAAACAGGGGTCGCCTTCGGGCGGCCCCTAATTTTTTTTTTATTTTTTTTCAGTCTCAAAACTGCCCAGAAAAGGGATTTTTTCTAAAGTATAAAATCTGCAAAAACGCAATAATATTTTATCAAACTAATCTCCAAAGCAACCAAGTCGTAGGGTCTTTGCCAATTAATTCATAGACACCGCCTGTTGCTAAACTATATGGAGTTGTTAAAACCGCACCTGTTTCATTTTGTAATATATCAGTCACGGCTACATCTATTAAACAATCATCCGTTCCTCCTGTGTTTAATGTGCAATTAATTTTTATTACTTGAGCAATAGTTGTTCCCGAAGCAGTAGGCGCAGTTAATGTCAAATTACCAAAAGTAGGGTCAGTCCTACATAAAATAATAAAGTCAGTATCTTCATTTATTGAATAAGTGCTTCCTGCGCCATTAGTGACTTCAACAACTTGTCTGCCTCTTAATGCACCTAATGTCACCTTTTTATCAACATGAAGCGCAGTATCACAAGCATTAGTTCCTATTCCTACTTTATCTTCGGAAGCATCCACAAAAAACATATTGGCTTCATTATCACTTTCTATTCTTGTATCAATATAACTTGCACCAATTTCATTTATTACGATACCATCTATTCTGCTTATTTTCATCATTTCTATTTCAATGCTATTGGAAAGTGATTGAAAAATTAAATCAGCATCAGCACTTGCCGCAGTTGTATCTCTAATTACAGAAGTAATTCTATTGTAGTCTTTATCTCCTGCGGCATTATCTTTTCCTCTAAATCTAATTGAACCTATTTCATCACTTGCCGCAGGTGAAGCAGAATTTCTATACAATACTAAATCGGGTGCTTCGGTAGCCCCTGCATCTGTTGATTCTATTATTACCGCATCTCCCGCACCACTTGTTTCAACATGGAGAGGAGTTCCTGCATTAGTAATAGTCACCGCCCCTGTTAAATCTAAAGTCGCCTCTCCTTCAACTGCTGAAATTGCATCAGAATTAGTATAAGGAGTAGTTTGAGCAACAAAAGATAATTGCCCCGAACCATTTGTTTTTAATACTTGGTCGGCTGAACCATCAGCAGTAGGCCAATTTAAACCATCAAGAACTATTTTTCCACTACCATTAGGAGTAATATTAATGTCAGTATTTGTAGTGACTGTTTGTATATCTATTCCACCACTACCATTTGCAGTAATAGTTCCTTCTTCTGTATAAACATTAGAATTAGCCCTTGCAATACTTAGCCCATTAGATTCTTTATTAGTTGTAAAGAATTGGATTAATCTAGAACCCGCAGAAGTAGTTGAAGCATATTCTATCATAGCCACTACAGTATCTCCTAATTTAAATTCCGGAACTCTATTTGCCGCAGTAGGTGGTCTGATATATAATTCATCTATCGTTTCCCCTGCTTCTCTACCATCTGCAACGACTAGGAAATGGTATCCTTTGTCGTATGTTGTTGTGAGGCTACTATCGGCAAAAGTTTTACTCGAAACAGAGGCAAATTCACCATTTCTCAAAATCTTTCCCGCAGAAACAACTAAGTTTCCCCCTGTTTGGTTAATATCAAAATCACTACCTGTTTTCAAAACAAGGTTTCCACCTACCATTTGATTAAGGGCTTTAATTAATCCGGAATGGGGGTAGTCAACTTCATCTACAGGTTGTGTAAGACTACTACCTGTAGCATTTTGACTTATGTAATTAGGGTTAGGTGTATTTACCATTTCAATTGACCTCCAAAGTTAAAAACAATTCTAAAGTTTCAGAAGAAGTGATTGGGCCGATAGCATCAAAGGCTACTCTCGCAATCATTTCACTGCTAGTCTTAAACACACCAAACTCTCTAATAACTTTACCTGTTATATTGCTTCCCGCACAAGTGACTTTTATTTCTAATACATTCAAATCAGTTTTTTTAGATGATAATGTAGTTGTTGCTCCACTCGGAACATCTAACGCAGTGGCTCTTGGACTTGTAGAATTTCCACCAAATCCAATCTCCCCACTAACGGCTAAACTTGTTCTAATGTATTCTATAATTTCTGTTTTCAATTCATCTGTTATCAAAATTCTTCCTCCAATAAATCTGTAATGGTATCTGTGCTTCCCCCACTGAATCCCATCGGAGTAGTTCCTGTGCTTAATGTTGTTGAAAATCCTAAAGTCACTCCGCCCGTAGAAGATACCTTCCGTATCAATAACTTTGTCACACTTATATTTATATCATCTAAAAAGTCAAAAGAAATAGACCTTTCATCAAAATCCTTTGCCCTAATACTTGAATTAATTTTC